CGATGATCATGGCGTTGGGTGAGATGATGACGATGGAGGGAAAAGATATGTCGTCGACGTCGACATATGAATCGCAAGGAATCCGAATGTTGTGATGGACTTGGAACAAGCGCGTTCACTGGCATTGATTCTGCACGATTTGCCGCTGGGTGCAACGCCCATCATTCGTGAATCGTCTGACGGTTATGTGGTGAACATCATCTTGAACGGGCGCTTGATTGAGTTGAATTGGTCGGATGAAAAGATTTACATATAAATTTATAACTATGTTTTACACAACAACAACAAAATTTTCCGTACATTACGATATGAAGCAAACGGAAGGCATATCGGTCGGCACCATCATCAAGATGACGAGAACGGGCAAAACGTTCGTGGTGGACGACGTAACGCCCGACGGCGTGATTCTGATGGAATGCACCCGTCGTGTATCTTTCTCACATTCGGCGTTGAACACACGAATCGATCGCGGTTCCGCTAAAATAATAAAGCATTAAAGAATACCAAGCGTTGTTCTAACGTTGGTTGTTTTGGTTGGTTGAGGGTCACATTTTGAATGTGGCCCTTTTTTTTTGTCCATTGATAATGTACTTTGGCTTTGAATTGTACAATCATTTTCAACCGAATGGCCGAAAATCAAAATTTATTCGGGCGCATTTTGGGCGCGTTTCGTTCAAATCCGAATCGCCCATCTACATCATTAGCGAATCCCGCTGATTGGATGCTAAATGGCTCAGAATCAAAGACGGGTATTGCAATCACGGAAACATCCGCGATGCAGTTGTCCGCCGTTTTCGGGGCCGTTCGTGTTATCTCTGAAACCATGGCGACATTGCCGTGGTCGGTAAAGCAAACAAACGCCGAAGGTGTCGTTCAAGACGCCGCCGCGCATCCAATAAACAACCTAATCCATCACCCGAACACGATGATGACCGATTTCACATTCCGTGAAACGTGTCAAGCGCATTTGTGTCTACACGGGAACGCATTCATCGCAATCAAACGCGACAACGCTGGGAATCCAATCCAATTGATTCCGATTCACCCGGATCGCGTTCAAGTGAAGGTGTATCAAGATGAGAAGTTCTACACGATAGACGGAAAAGAAACATTCGACGACACGGAAATGATTCATTTGGTTGGATTAGGTTTCGACGGAATCGTTGGAAAGTCCGTGTTGGAATCGGCACGTGAATCCATTGGTTTAGGACTGGCGGCGGATAGATTCGGCGGTTCATTCTTTGGCAATGGCGCAAATGTATCGGCGGTATTGACACACCCGGGACGATTGTCCGATGAAGCATATAAAAATTTGATCCGTTCGTGGACACAACGAAATTCGGGTCTTGATAATAGTCACAAAACGGCGATTTTGGAAGAGGGGATGAAGGTCGAAAAGATGTCCATCTCACCACAAGAATCGCAGTTCATTGCAACACGACAATTTAGTGTTGTGGATATCGCAAGATTTTTCCGCATTCCATTGGCGTATTTGGGAAGTCTTGAAAACTCAAGCACACGCGCCAACGTAGAAGAGCAAGGAATTATGTTCCAACGCAACACGATTTTGCCATGGGTGAAACGCTGGGAATCGGAATTGAACCGCAAGTTGTTTGTCGGCAATTCTGAGTACTACATCCGATTCAACATGGACGGATTGTTGCGTGGTGATATTCGTTCGAGATACGAGGCATACACCAAAGGACGTCAATGGGGTTGGATATCTGCAAACGATGTGCGCAAGATGGAAAACATGGCACCAATTGACGGCGGTGATGCGTACTTGCAACCGATGAACATGATGGACGTTGCGAAACCACAAAACGACGAAGGCGATGCCGTGGAGTAATTATCCCAAAGCGGCAAGCGATAACGCGGCAAAGGCGTTGAAGCATCGCGAGGAAAACGGCACCGATTGCGGAACGTCGGTCGGTTGGGCACGTGCAAATCAATTGGCGAATCGTGAAGCGATTTCCGACGATGTATTGGTTCGCACCTATTCGTTTTTGTCACGTGCAAAGACATACGACCAAGGCGATTTCACGGATTCCGATGGGAACGAAATTTGCGGTTCGATAATGTTCGCCGCATGGGGTGGTGATGAAATGCTCAAGTGGGCAAAAAGAACGATTGAACAAATGGAAGAAAATAAAAACGAACGCCACATCAAATCGGTGATTGAAACCGATGAGGAGATTGTCATCACCTTTGGAAAGGGTGAAAATGGCGATGTTGAGATGGAATCCAAAAGCGAAGAGCGCGCCGAACCGAATGAATTGTCGGTTGGTGATTTCGTGCGTTGGAATTCATCGGGTGGCAATGCATATGGCCGTATCATACAAGTGGAACGCGACGGCGAATTGGAATCCGATTCGGGGTTCATTGTAAACGGAACGGCGGACGATCCCGCCGCACTCATTAGATTGTACCGCTACGAAGCGGAATCAGACGCATATGTCGAGCGCAAGCCAGTGTTGAACGTAGTACATCGATTCAGCGCATTGGAAAAGTTCGATGCGGAGGTTCGCAAATCGTCAGTGGTTCGCGAGCAACGCGAATTCCGCATGGAGAATGCAGAATACGAAGGGAACACGATTCGCGGATATGCCGCCGTCTACAATTCAGATTCTGAATGGATGGGTGGATTCTACGAACAAATTGAAGCGGGTGCGTTTGACGCCGTTTTGGACAACGATGTTCGCGCCTACTTCAACCACGACGAAAACTTATTGTTGGGACGTGTGTCATCGGGCACGCTAAGAATCGGCACGGACAAACGCGGTTTGTTCTACGAAGTCGATTTGCCGAACACAACATATGCCAATGATTTGGTGGAATTGATGAAACGCGGCGATGTGAACCAATCGTCATTCGCATTTTTGATTGATGCGGATCGTTGGGAACAACGAGGCGGCAAAACCTACCGAATCATTGAAAAAGTATCACGATTGTTGGACGTTTCACCCGTTGCGCAACCGGCCTATCCGGATGCAACGTCGGAACTAAAGACACGCGATTTGGAAACGGAAACCAAAGAGGAAACCAAAGCGGCCGCCGTTGAAGATACGGCATCCGAAATGGTGAAAACGACGGAGGAAGATTTCAACCTTTATTTGTATAAAAGTAAAATTTTAAATTTTTAACACGATGAAAAACATCGAATTGCGCGGACAACGCGCCGAGTTGATCAAGAACGCAACTGCGATTGTTGATGCCGCTCAAAAAGAAGGCCGTTCATTGAACGCAGAAGAAAAGTCAAAATTTGACGCAATGGAAGCGGATGCACGTGGCATCAAAGACCAAATCGACATCATCGAGCGCACCGCTGAGATGAAGAAAGAATTGGCCGCAAACGCTGAAGCACGTCAAGCGTCGCCAAAGGCAACGAAAAAAGGTGCATTCGAAAAGTACCTCCGCAATGGTATGGGGTCTTTGAACACTGAAGAGCGTTCATTGATGGGCGAGCTACGTGGAACAAACACGCAAATCGCTGGAACTGATTCATTGGGTGGCTTCTTGGTACCGCAAGATTTCAGCAACGAACTTGACATCGCGTCTTTGTTCACTGGCGAAGTTGAGCGTCTTGCAAAGAAATTGAACACGGCGGGTGGCGCATTGTTGGATTATCCTACAATCAACGACACGGCTACGGATGCGGCTTTGACTGCTGAAGCGGCGGCGGTTGGTGTTCAAGATATGACGTTTGCGAACAAGCAATTGAGCGCATACAACTACGCATCACAAGTTCGTGTGTCTATGCAACTATTGCAAGACAACGCATTCGACTTGAACGCGTTCTTGGCCGAATCAATGGGTGAAAGAATCGCACGTGCATCAAACGGCGCATTCACTACGGGTACCGGATCAAGCCAACCACAAGGTTTGGTGACTGGTTCTGCACTTGGTAAAACTGCGGCATCTGCCACGGCGATCACTGAGAGCGAAATCCTCGATTTGATTTACTCAATCGATCCAAGTTACCGCAACAAAGCGTCTTTCGGTTTGATGGCTCACGATAACGTGATCAGCGCAATCCGTTCACTTGGTTTCGGAAGTTCAAACGACCTACCGGTATTTATGCCGAGTATGGAAGCGGGTCAGCCAGACCGCATCATGGGCATCCCAGTATATGTCAACAACGATATGGCATCAAGCATCGCAACGGGCGAGAAAACTTTGGTTGCCGCTGATTTCAGCAAATACGTTGTTCGTAACGCTGGCGGCGTTCAGTTTGTACGTTTGAACGAGCGTTACATGGACGAACTTGAAGTTGGCTATGTAAGTTTCGCACGTAAGGACGGCGCGGTTCTCGATAGTCGTGCTATCAAACACCTCATCCAAGCGTAAGCAAGATGAAGGTCAGATTTTTGAAATCTGTTGTTGGAAATGGGTTCCACTACCGCAAAGATGCGGTGGTGGAAATCCACTCCGATGATAGGGTGAAAGACTTTTTGAACGCGGGTTTTTGTGAAGCGGTTGCAGAACCACCAAAAACACGTGCAAAGAAAGCGGTGAAAAAAAGCACAACGAAGCAAACACGATAAACGATGGCCATTGATATTGTAACGGCGGCGGCGTCTGAACCAATCACATTGACGGAAGCGAAGAATTTTCTTCGCGTTGACCATAACGATGACGACGATTTGATTTCGGCATTGATTACGGCATCACGTCAGATGTGTGAGGAATACACACGACGTATTTTGGTGACGACGACGGTGGATGAATACTTCGATAAATTTCCGACGAACAAGTGGGAAAACTTATCGAATTTGATGTATTTGTCACGTGGGCCAGTTGCATCGGTCACATCTGTTTCTTTCGTTGACGAAATCGGTTCAACAACCGAAATTTCGACGGACGCATATCTCACTGACACGATTTCCGAACCGGCACGTGTCCAATCCGTTGCGGGTTGGTTTGCGGCGGCGGGTGTCGTCAATCAAGTGATTGTGCGCTATGTGGTGGGTACGGACGTTTCGGCGATCCCAAAACCATTGATTCAAGGGATGATGTTGGTCATCTCGAACCTTTACGATGATAGAAGCGATCGCACACGTAGGTTGCCAACGGCATCGGAGTATTTGTGGAACCCATACCGAATCTTTACATTCTAATGATTGACCACGCTGGACAATTAGACCGACGAATCACGATTCAAAAACCCGTTGTCGCATCATCAAACACGATTGATGTTGAAACGGCATTTGAAGCAAGGGTTGCCGATGATTTCGGCCAAACCGATGACGCGTGTTTGTCAACTGACATCACGGGATTGGGTGGCGTTGATGCGGATCCGTTTGGTCAATCAACGCGTGATTTCGAAACACTGGCCAATGTATGGGCAAAGGTTGAGGAAAAGAGCGGTTCGGAAGGTGAGGACGGGAACCAATTGGTGGCAACGAAAAAGGTTGAATTTTTCATCCGTTATCGTTCTGACATCAACGAGCAAATGCGCATCATCTACAATGGTGGTACCTATAAAATAGAGACGATTTTGAATGCGGATGCAAGAAGAGCGTTTCAAAAAGTAGTGACACGATGGGAAGATTGAGTCAATCAGTAAATTCTGGAAAACGAACGGGTGGCGGAAGCGGCGGCGCGTTCATTGGTTTTGACGAAAAGGATATCAAAAAGGAATTCGAACGTGCATTCGCTGAATTGGAGAATCTACACGATGGCGTCACCACGGCACAAATTCGTCGCATTGCACGGAAGTCATTGAAACCGATGGTGAAATCGTATCGTGAAGAGGCGAAAATCAGTGGCCCGGACGAATTCAAGGTGTACCGAAACGGCGGCGTATATGCTGAAATCAAATCGGGCACATTGGCGAAGTCCATCGGAATCATCACAACACGTGTCAACAAGGGTGCAACGTTCGCATCGTTATACGTTGGGCCACGTGTGAAGCGTATGTTCTCAGATCCCGAAAAGGGTGGTTGGTTTGCGCATTTCTTGGAATATGGGTATTTGAACAATGGACAATATCGCGGCGATGGTTATCGTTTCGCATCACGTGCAAAGATGAAGAAAAGCGCGGGTGTAGGTAATGAATTCAAACGATTGATGCGTTCATTCCTCAATAAACAAGTGAAATCCGCACGCATATGATTGGTAAGGTTATCAAATACAAGTTCGACAACGATTCAGCATTGAACACATTGTTCGGTGGTCGGGTATTCCCAGTTGTTGGCGCACAAACAAAAGCGACGCCGTTCGCGATTTACGAGGTGGTGAACATCACCACAAGTATGTCGAAAGAAAGCGATTCGCATATTGACGAAATTGATGTTCGCATCACGTCCATATCGGACAAGTATTCGGACACACAAAACGCCATTGATTACATCCGCACTGCATTCGTAAGAATCAACGGAATGATTCAAGGCGTAAAACTACAATCGTGCTTGTTCGAGGGGCAACGCGATTTGTTCAGCGACGACGAACGAACATTTGCGTCACAATGTGATTTGAAGTTCCGCGTTGCGCGTGATTGATTTGTAAATTTATAAATAGTAAAAAAGAAAAAAAATGGCTGCAACAAGCATCATGAATTCAACTGACGTTGTGATTCAAATCTCAGAAGATGGCGGTACAACTTACGACATCATTGGCCGTGCAACATCGGCATCATTAAGCGTTTCAATGGAAACGAGAGACACCACCACAAAAGATTCTGCCGGATGGTCGGAAAAATTGGAAGGTCTAAAATCTTGGTCACTTAGTGGCGACGGGTTGGTGACTTATTCAATCACTGGTGATTTCGACACCCCGGATGATCTGTTCACTTTGTTGACGAATCGTACTTTGGTGAAGGTGAAGTTCGGATCAACTACATCGTCTGAGATTGACTACACCGGCGACGCATACTTGACAAGCTACGAACAAGAAGCGGGCGTTGAAGAGAACGTGACGTTCTCATTCGCATTCGAAGGTACTGGCGTACTCACGCAAGCGAGCGTGGCATAACACACTAAAGGAACCGCCCGATTTCGGGTGGTTCCTTATTACTACAACAACAAAGCAAAAAGAATATGACAACAATCATCGAAATCGGCGAAAGAAAACACGCCATCCGATTTGGGTTCAACGCCTTGCGTGAGTTCTCAAGAATGACCGGGACGACATTGTCCGACCTTGAATCGTTGGGTCAAGATATGACATTGGATCACGCCATCACATTGATGTATTGCGGATTCAAAGACGGCGCAA